CCAGCTAAAGTAACTCGTACAGCACTAGAAAACGCAGCCTCAGTAGCAGGTACTATTCTATTAACTGAATGTGTTATAGTAGAAGATCCAGACAACAAGGACGAAGTAGATCCTATGGCTGGAATGATGGGAGGAATGATGTAATGGAAAGTAAAATCGAAGAATTTTACGAACTGATTGCCAACAGAGTACCACCTGGAGACAGGTGGACTCTAGTTGGTGATAAAACCATTCATAATTCTATTACTGAAGCTTTAGAAGCCTGGTTTGGTAAAACAGGTGAAAAAGCAGAATTTAAACTTGCCCCATTGGCAGGAAAGTTGTATGTTATACGTACCGAAGAAATAGAAATAAAACCAGAACCACCTAAGAAATATAACCTATATGGTGACCGCGACTAAAGATCATACATTACTAGTTGAAAAATACCGTTCTAAAACATTAGATAGTTATGTCGGAAACGAACACATTAAAAAGACCATCAAACAATATCTTGGTCAGAATGACATCCAGAACCTCATATTTTATGGTCCTGCTGGAACTGGTAAAACGACTTTGGCAAAACTCATTGTTAATAATCTCAATTGTGACTTTATTTACATTAACGCCTCTGATGAACGTGGTATTGAGACTATTCGGGATAAGGTCTCAGGATTCGCATCGACTGCCTCTTTCAAACCCCTCAAAGTAGTTATTTTAGATGAGGCTGATTTTTTAACAATCCAAGCACAAGCTTCACTCCGTAATGTAATTGAAACATTTTCTCGTACTACCCGTTTTATTATGACGTGTAATTATGTTGAACGTATTATCGATCCATTACAATCACGTTGTCAAGTGCTTAAAATTGTACCTCCATCAAAAGGTGATGTTGCTAAACATATTGCTTGGGTTTTAGGAGAAGAAAACACTAGCTTCGTAATAGGAGATATTAAAACAATCGTAAACCAATATTATCCAGATTTACGTAAATGTCTTAATACTATACAACTATCAACTCAAGATGGTAAATTAACAATAGATAAATCAGTACTTGTCTCTTCTAACTATATGACTCAAGTACTAAAAGAATTAAGTAATGCTAAACCCTTATGGCGAGAAATTAGACAAACGATCGCAAACGCTAATGTTCAGGATTTTGAGGAGTTGTATCGTTATCTTTATGATAATGCTAATGTATACGCAAGTGGTCGTGAAGGGATGGTTGCAATCTATATCAACGAATATAGTTACCAATCCAACTTCCGTATTGATAAAGAAATCAACTGTATGGCACTCATACAGAAATTAATTGAATTAAAATGAATAATGAAATAATTTCTATTAAGGGTAACTTGTATCAAGTATATAGAGTATTAAAAGACGATCCAAAATGGGAAGCAGATGTCTTAAAAAAGTTATGGAATTGTACCCATACTTTTAGACACCAAGAAAAATTATACGTTTGTAGAGAAATAGAAGAAGTAGAATATGAAGAAGTTTCTTAAATTCCTTATAATTTGGATTAGCCAAAATATGGCAATACCTTTCTGGATGATAGGACACGTTCATTTATCATTAAATGTATACGAAGACTTACACGAAATAATCGCTAGTGTAGGTATGAATATTTTAGTAGCGATTGGATTTTATTTAGATTATAAACAAAACAAATAAACAATGGATCAAGGAATGAATCAACCAAACATCGATTTAAAAAACACAGAATCGGTAGAACACGAAAATGGAAAAGTATGGACTCAAGGGTTTATCATCCGCAAAGTCTCTAAATTTGTAGCAGGTACCCCAGAAGACGCCTACATGCCAATCCCAGTATTTTATGATGCTGTTAGCGGTGAAATTTTACAAGGTACACTACCAAAAGAGTTAAGAGATGAAGCAGGTGACAACCCTCTTCGAGTGGTTGAATGAGATAACTCTCTATAAAACAGCTCCGGAAGATATTTCGCAAGATTCATGGGATAAATGGAACTCTTACATGATACATAGATATGTATCTATGCACATGGATTACATTGATGTAGTAAACTACGTTCAAAAGGTTAATCCACAAAGTAAGAAACAAATTTATTCCATTTATCGCGAAATGTTACCTAAAAGAAAAGTCTACCTCAAGTACGTAAAGAATCAAAACAAAAGAAATAACCAAGAACTAGCCGAATATATTGCGGATTACCTAGAATGTAGTTTAGGAGAAGCAGATGAATATATTGACTTATTACAAGATATAGGTGTTCGAGATATTTTATGGAAAATGGGAGTAGAAGAAGACGAAACCGAAAAGTTAATTAAAAAAGCAAAGTTATGAGTACATTAAGAGATATGCTTTTTACTTCAGCACACGCTGATAGAGCTAAAGCACTTTTAACCTTAGATTTATTAGAAAATCACCAAGCAGGTATTGGTGATCATTCAACAGATGATTTTTATAAGAATGCTGAAGAAGCCCTTGCTATGCTAGTAGAGGCTGATGATCGTTTAGAGGCGATTGAAAAATATTTACAAGATAAAAAACAAGTTATATAAGTTATGCCTGGAAAAAGTATAGATGATAAAACGTTATGGAACGTAAACCCAGAAGATACAATTAAATATGGTCTCCCATCTACCGAAATTCTTAAAAGTGAGTATCCTCACATTTACTCTGGCTATATGGCTATCGTGGAAGAGCAGTTGGAGTTATTTAGCAAAAAACATCTTGACTATGGGATGTCTAATATTAGTGCTGGTACTTTACTTGCTACTGAAGAGGAAAGGTCTTTTGCTCTTACAGGACTATGGTATAGAATAAGTGATAAAATCAGCAGATGGAAAAACCTATTAATCACCAATCAGGTTGTTAATAATGAACCATTAACTGATACTTATCAAGATATTGTAAATTACGGAATTATCGCTCAATTGGTGGAGCGTGGTTTATGGAAAAAATAAATTATGGCTAACGGAATATATAAAGTAACTGAAGATTTTGAAAAAGCACTAGCAGATTATACTGGTGCTAAGTATGCTATAACCTTAGATAATCTGTCTAATGGTTTATTCCTTGCTCTATATTATGAGCATTATGTAAATAAAAGCATCAAAACAGATACTATTACTATTCCAAATAGAACATATCCTTCAGTTCCATGTGAAATAATCCATGCTGGATTAAAAGTAGGATGGAAACCCGTTGACGGGGAAACTTTAACGGGAGCTTACCCGCTGGAGGGTTCTAATGTATGGGATTCTGCTTTAACATTTACAGCAGATATGTACAAACCCAAAACACATATGTGTGTTTCATTTACAGGTCCCTACAAACACTTTAAATTATCTAAAGGTGGTGCTATTCTAACTGACAGTTTAGCGGCTTACCATTGGTTTAAACGCGCAAGATACTCGGGTAGACGCGAGTGCTCATACCACGACGATAACCTCGATATGTTAGGGTGGAACTTTTATATGATGCCTGAATTAGCGGCTCGTGGTTTATTACTTATGAACCAGTTTTATAATATGGATGGTAGTAAAAAACACCAAGAAGATTTAACATTACCTTATCCTGATTTATCACAATTTAAAATCTATAACCAATGAAGTTAGCATTATTTGGATATGGAGGACATGCCCGTGAAGTAGCTTGTCAAATAGATCAAGAAGTTACGTTTTTTGTAGACGATGAATACGCAAACGAAATAGCCAAACCTATATCAGAGTTTAACCCTGAAGAATATGTTATGATGGTTGCTGTAGCAGATTCTAAAGCTAGGGCTGAAATCGTAGATAAACTACCTAAAGAAACCAAATACTTCACCTACATCCACCCCTCAGCATTAATCTTGGATGATACTATCCAATTAGGATTTGGTAGTTTTATTGGTGCTAATTCAGTTCTTACTACTAATATCAGTTTAGGTAACCACACCCTCTTAAATCGTGGCAACCACATTGGACATGATGTAAAATCTGGTAATTTCTTTAGTATGATGCCTAATGCTGTTGTGGGGGGTAATGTAATCATAGGTGATAATGTTTATCTAGGAGGTTGTAGTAATATAAGAGAAAAAACTTATCTAGCATCTAATATCATTATTGGTATGAATGCTGCTGTA